TCAACAGTAAGATCAGAGGTGGAGAAGTTCAGCACACGGGTGTTGTACCGTTCCTCAAAAAGTTTGAGTCAACTGTCAGATGTTGTACACAGAATGGCATCCGAGGTGGATCAGCGACAGTACACTTCCCAATCTGGCACCAAGAAATCGAAGACATTCTAGTCTTAAAGAACAACAAAGGTACGGAAGATAATCGTGTCAGAAAACTCGACTACTCAATCCAAATTTCAAAACTTTTCTACGAACGTTTCATTGCAGATGGGGAGATTAGCCTCTTCTCACCGCATGACGTACCAGGTTTGTATGATGCTTTTGGTACTGATGACTTTGACACTCTATATCGGATGCATGAACTCAATGATGCTGTTCCAAGAAAGACTGTCGGGGCACAGGAACTAATTCTAGATCTACTGAAGGAGCGTGCAGAGACTGGTCGTATTTACATTATGAATATTGACCATTGCAACAGTCATTCTTCCTTCAAGGACAAGGTGAATATGAGTAACCTGTGTCAAGAAATTACTCTACCTACAGATCCTCTTCAGCATATCGATGGTGAGGGTGAGATTGCACTCTGTATTCTCTCTGCAGTTAACGTTGGTAAGATCAAATCAGATGAAGAACTTGAAGAGATTTGTGATCTTTCTGTTCGTGGCCTGGAAGAATTGATTGATTATCAGAAGTATCCAATCATTGCTGCTGAAGTAGCCACAAAGGCACGTAGATCCCTTGGAGTCGGTTTTATTGGTCTTGCACACTATCTTGCTAAACTTGGGTTTAAATATGACTCACAGGAGGCATGGGACGCCGTTCATACACTCTCAGAATCCTTTCAATATTATCTTCTAAAAGCATCAAATCAGATTGCAAAAGAGAAGGGTGCATGTGAATATTTCTCACGTACCAAATATGCAGATGGAATTCTTCCCATTGATACATACAAGAGTGATGTTGACCAAATTACTTCAGTAGGATATCAGCATGATTGGGAGACTCTTAGAGCATCTATCGTGGAATATGGTCTCCGACACAGCACACTGTCCGCACAAATGCCTTCGGAGAGCAGTTCCGTTGTGTCAAACGCAACCAACGGAATTGAACCACCTCGCGGATACCTGTCCATTAAAAAGTCCAAGAAAGGGCCTCTTAAGCAAATTGTTCCACAATATAATTCACTTAAGAGTCATTATACTCTTCTATGGGACATGCCAAATAACGATGGATATGTTAAAATAGTTGCTGTGATGCAAAAATTCTTTGATCAGGCGATCAGTGGAAACTGGAGTTACAATCCAGAGCATTACCCAGATAATGAGGTTCCTGTTTCTGTCATGGCTCAAGATCTTCTTACCACTTACAAGTATGGTTGGAAGACGAGTTATTATCAGAATACTAATGACCTAAAATCTGATGAAGTGAATGATTCATCGGATTTAAAAGAACTACTAACTCAACTAGAAGCAGCAGAGGAGGACGATTGTGAGTCTTGTAAGATTTAAGACAAACTCTGAAAATACAGAAGTATCTCGGGTTGAATCCTTTACAGTTTTCAACTCTGAGTCTGTCGATACAACTAAACAACCAATGTTTTTTGGGAAACCTCTGGGTGTCCAGAGGTATGACTCTTACAAGTATCCAATTTTTGATAAACTAACAACTCAGCAACTTGGATATTTCTGGCGTCCCGAAGAAGTTTCTTTGCAAAAGGATAGGGCTGACTATCAGACTCTTCGCCCTGAGCAGAAACATATCTTTACTTCTAATCTAAAGTATCAGGTTATGCTAGACTCTGTTCAAGGAAGGGGTCCTGGTATGGCATTTGCTCCATATTGTTCTCTTCCTGAACTGGAAGCTTGTATGAAAGTATGGGAATTTATGGAGATGATCCATTCCCGTAGTTATACATACATTATTAAAAATGTATACGCGAATCCATCAGACGTATTTGACACTATCGTAAAAGAACCTAGAATTCTTGAGCGAGCAGCGTCAGTGACCGAATCATATGATGATTTTATTTCTTCTGCAGCAACATATGCTTCAGGAAATGAATGGCAACATGTCTTAGATGGAGTACCTGCAGCCGCAAACACACTCTATGAACTCAAAAGAAAACTTTACCGAGCAGTCGCTAACGTCAACATCCTGGAAGGAATTAGATTCTATGTCTCCTTCGCGTGCTCATTCGCATTTGGCGAACTTAAGCTTATGGAAGGATCGGCTAAAATCATTAGCCTTATCGCCAGGGACGAAAATCAGCACTTGGTAATCACCCAGAACATTCTTAAAAAGTGGGCTGAGGGTGACGACCCTGAAATGAAGCGTATTGCAAGGGAAGAAGAATCTTGGGTTATTAAAACTTTTGAAAATGCAGTCAATCAGGAAAAACTTTGGGCAGAATATCTGTTCAAGGATGGATCTATGATTGGTTTAAATGATAAACTATTACAAAAATATGTGGAATGGATTGCGAATCGCCGCATGAAAGCTATTGGTATCAAACCAATCTTTGATGTATCGGCTAAAAACAATCCTCTTCCCTGGACTGAACACTGGATTTCTTCTAAAGGACTACAAGTTGCCCCACAAGAAACTGAGGTAGAAAGTTATGTCGTCGGTGGAATTAAGCAAGATGTCAAAAAAGACACCTTCTCGGGATTCAAACTTTGAACAAATATGGAAGGAGATGGATCGCATTGATCCATTGACTCCCATTATATCTAAGAAAGAGGGGTGATAGTGCCCCTCTTTTTTTTATAAATAAAAACAGGAAAAAGTTGTTTAAAAAAATGCAGCCCTCTAATCAATTAAAAGGACTTGTTGAGTCTTATGGTAATGTCTACGCCAATAGACAGCAAACTGAAGAATTAAAGCAGATTGCAGAAAGCATTATCAACTGTGTTGGTGTACACATGATTGAGAATGGTTATGTTGAGTCTGACGTTAAAGAATTTTTCGAGAGATCTTCAATCGGAAAAATTCTTGATGTCTTTGAACAGGCTCTTGATTCCGAAGAAGTTCTTAAGAACGTCAATGAGTCCACAGGTCTATATGAAACTCATCTGAGATATATTCCTGGTGCCATGGCAACCAGAATGAAGAATGAGTCTCCAGAGATTGTCAACAGGCTTGCCAGCAGACTCAATGAAGAGGACCTACAGGAATTTTTGAAGGGTTTGATTGACAAAGGTAGAAGAACTCTTAATCGTGGAGTACAAAAAGGTAAGGAAATAGTATCAAACGTCGTAGCAACTACAAAAAGAGAAGTACCCCGCGCTGTTGGTGGTGCTGTTGGAAGTACTTTGGGTGCTGTCGCAGGGCCAGTAACTTCCGTCGCAGGGGGTATTGTAGGTAGACAGGCAGTTCGAGATCTTCAGAATCGTAGTGGCGGTGGTGGATCAACTGCTACTAGTAGCGGCAGTGATAAAAAAGGAGGTTCTGGTAGACAAGGCCCTGGACAAGGTTCTGGTAGACCAACACCTTCTCCTACACGGCCAAGTAGGACTGGAACTGGACTGGCAAACATTCCACCCCAAGAAGGTCAGTATAACAATCCTAAGTATGGCCAACCTGGAACACCTTCTCCAACGCCGAAAAAAGAACCCTCAACAGGAGGCGGAGCTCCTATCAGACCAAGAGCTGGTGATGAAAGAGCTCCTGCTCCAAAAGGCCCAGCATCACCAGGTGGTGCTCCTATCAGACCAAGAGCTGGTGATGAAAGAGCTCCTGCTCCTTCCAGCGGCGGTGGCGGTGGTGGATCAACTGCTCCTCGTAGCGGTGGTGGATCAACTGCTCCTGCTCCTCGTAGCGGTGGTGGATCAACTGGACCAGTTAGAATACCTGTGGTTGGCTCTGGTGGTGGATCTACATCAACTCCTACGAAGCAATCTGATTCTTCTGGATTAACTAAAATGCAAAAATGGGCAAAGAATTTCCCAGAACTTGCTAAGAAAGTTAAACCAGGACAGTCTGGATATAAAGAAATCCAAGATTACCTTGCACCGAAGACAAAGAAGGAGTCTAACGAACTAGACCTAGTGGTCAACCACCTCTTCACTGAGGGGTATGCAGATACCCTAGACGGCGCTCTAAGCATGATTGAGGGTATGAGTGATCAATTCATCAACAGCATCCTTGAGCAGGTCTATTTGGAGTCTGCAATGGTTGAGTTCCTTATTTGGAACGGTGAAGCTCAGTCCATTGACGAAGCAAACTACATCATCTCCGAGATGGATGATGAGAATATTGAACTTCTCGCTATGGAGGCGAAGAAAGTTTACACAGTTACTGATCTTGACAAGAAACTAAACAATGAAGCTTGGAAGCGTTATCAGCAAGGAAACCCACAGTACAAATATGGTGGTCTAAAAGGAGTCTGATTACAATGAAAACGTTTAGACAGTTTTCCGAACAAGCATACGATATCGAAGAAGATTCACGTCGTACTAGTAACAAACAACATACTCAGCGTGTGAAGGCCAACATTAAGTCTTTTGGAAGCAACTATACTCCTCCTAGTAACTGGGTTCCCGATGCTGGCCCAAGTGGTGAAGGGGAAGTTCTTACCCCTAAACAGATTAAGAAATTGAGTCGTAAGGCACTGAGAAATCAAAGTAGAGGTGGCCGTAGTGGTCGTGGTGGGGGTGGATTTAGTTCACTTGACACCGCAACGCCAGGACCTTATGGTATTGGCTCGTTTGATCCAGCAAGACTTGGTGGGGTTTAATTACAATGAAAACATTTAGACAGTTTTCGGAACAAGCATACGACATTTATGAGCAAGGGCGACAGCGTTATGCTGGTAGGCATGGTCAAACTTCCACACAATATGCGAACTCACGTTCTCCTGGAGGTAGTATGGTTTCTGGCACTGGAACCATGAGTGGTGCTGAATACACTCACGGTAGCAGAGTCAAGGCAGCAAACCCTGGTATGCAACCTGACCCAGGCGGCAGTACCAAACCTGGATCTCAGGGTAGAATGGATAGTGGCACCCGTGCAGATATGCGGTATCGTCAGCAGCTCCTGAGAAATACGAGTAAAGGTGGACGTGGTGGTCGTAGTAGTGGTCGTGGAGGTCGTGGCGGCGGTGGATTTAGTTCACTTGATACTGCCACTTATGGTTTAAGTCAGTTTGATCCAGCAAGACACGGTGGAGTCTAATTTTTAATCAATCCGAAGGGGGCCTTGACAGGTCCCCTTTTTTTATGTACAATTGCCTTGTTAGAGGTAAAGAGAAATGAACAGAGCTAAACTTAAAGTATTAGTAATGGCCCTCAAAGAAATTGTAGAGGAGTTAGAATCCGAAGTTTATTCGGATCCAGAATCATATACAACTCCTGACAGATTTAATTCAGCTGTCATGGGAGACTATGATGAAGTCTTTGATGACGATGATGGTTATCCAGACTAACTAAATATTTTTAGTTTCGTCATGATTATGTGGCAAAAAATAAAGAATATTCAAATCCCTGGCAATATATGGGCACCGATTTTGACGGGAGCCTTATTGGGGACAACTATGGCTTTGTTTACAAGATTACCTGTAGCACCACCAACCGTTCTTACATCGGAAGAAAGTATTTCTGGCAAAAACGAAAGCCTAGAGTTTCTGATCAGACTAAAAAGCGGAGAAGAGTTACGTCTGAAAGTAACTGGAGAAACTACTATGGTTCTTGTCCAGAGCTTAAAGACGATATTAAAAGATATGGACGGGATAATTTTAGAAGAGAAATACTTTCACTCCATAAAACCCCAGGGCGTGTAAACTATGAAGAGACACGTCAACTCTTTCTAAATAATGTACTGACCGAGGCCTTGACGGATGGCACCCCTGCCTACTATAATAGCAACATCCTCGGAAGGTACTACCGAAAAGACTACTTTGAGCCACCCACAGAGGTGGATGCCGAATTCAATTAATTTAATGATCAAAAAACTACTACCTCTTTCACTTTTAATTTCAATTCCTGCCGCTTGTGCATATCCTTCAATCGATAAGATCAATAATCCTCCAGAGGTTGATGTGACTGTCAACGAGGAGAAGGCAGTTAAACTTGAAGTTGTAGAAAAGGTATGGACTTGTCCAACCTGTAATGAGAACGAAAAATACGTTCTTGGAGAACTTCAAAAGAAAACAAGAATCACTGATCGTAATGCTCTTGCAACGATTCTTGGTAACATTAAATCTGAAAGCAATTTCCATCCCAACATTTGTGAAGGTGGTGCTCGGGTAAATTATAACCAGTGTCATTCTGGTGGTTATGGTCTTATTCAGTGGACCTCTATTGGACGCTATGATGGACTTGGTAAGTTTTCTGCCAAGTATGGATATGATCCTTCTACACTTGAGGGTCAGACTGCATATATGATCAACGAGAATGTCTTCCAACGTTACCTTCCAGAGTTTGAAGGTCCAGGCCGTACAGTTTCTCAGTATATGGTTCCTGCTTATTATTGGTTAGGGTGGGGAATCAAAGGTCATCGTGAACTATATGCATATGATTATGTTAAAAAATTAACTTTTGCATAACAAAAATGGTATACGAAATAAAAAAAGATTTTCTTGATGCTGAGGCGCAAAAAGAAATCAATCAAAAAGTTTATGATCCAGAGATTCCTCTAGACAATGATTGTGATGATATCGATCCCAATAAAGTTGTGCCAACATCTACAATTTTTAAAATTGGCCCAACTAGATTTTTTCCAGAAGCCTTAAAAAAATACTTGAATGGTGAGGAAATAGAAATCAGCACTGAAATGTTGATTGACCTCTTTATTTTTGAGGGATCCTCTGCATCTAGAGAGTCTTTAATAGAAGCTCTATATCCTGCAGAAGATGGATCTATTGATCTGGAAATGGAACAAACCTATCTATATGAAAATGAGGATGATAATGTAGAGATTGAAGTACATATTCCAAATCCAGATGATTTTCTTCCTCGCGAAAAAACTTTATATAATTTGATGGTCAAAAATATTGGAAAACATTTTCCATCATATAAAGATGCCATTCCATATAAAACAGTGGTAAGATGTCTTCAAAATTGGGATTTTGAATCATTTCATAGTGATCAAAAAGAAGGAACAACATTTCTTTACTTCACTAATTTAGATTATGATATTGAAAGAAGAGGTGAAGTTCAATTTCTTACTGGTGAAAATGAAATAGAATCTGTATTGCCAATTCCAAATACAATCATTAGATGTGATTCTAATGCCACTTATAGACATAATCCATTTATTCATATTTCAGATCAAACAGATATCGATAAATTTGTTGTTGAAATAAAATACGATATTCCCTTTGAATAATTTTATGGATTATAGGATACATAAATCTGAATTGATAATTCATAATCAAAATGAATTTATAAAATTGATAGATCAAGCTCATAATCTTCATCAGGAAGTAATGAATGGTGAAGATTCTACATGGTCCTATTATAAGTATAATTTTTTCACTTTAACTGCACCATCACAATTATCACATAAGTTATTCATTGAACTTAAAAATTTAATCAATGAATATATTCCAAGTGATCAATCAAAATGGATGCAGTGTTGGATCAATTATCATTATCCAGAACAAGTTTTACAATGGCACAATCATGAGTGGGACTATCATGGATATATAAGTATAGATCCAAAGAAATCAAGGACAGTTTTTACTGATTATGAAATTGATAATCAAGTCGGTAACATTTACATAGGCCCTGGATATAGGGAACATGAAGTTGTTGTTGATGAAGATTTTGATACGCCAAGAATCACTTTAGGATTTGATATTCATTTGAATGATCCAAATAAGAAAGAGGATCTAAATGGTATGTTCTCATTAATTCCAATCGATGGGTGATTTAAGTAAATATGATTTTGGAGGCCTTGACAGAGAACCAACTAATCTGTTAAGATTGATAAGTGAACTTGAGGGGTCATACCAACTTCTCAAGTACATGGGTTTCGAAGAAGACATGGAAATCATTGACAAAATGAAGAAGAAGTATTATACTATATACTTCGAAGAAAAACGCAAGGGCAAGTAGCTCAGTTGGATTAGAGCCACGCACTTCTAATGCGTTGGTCGGGGGTTCGAGTCCCTCCTTGCCTGCCTCGCGGAGTTAGTTCAGCGGTAGAACGCTATCCTTCCAAGTTAGATGTCGTCGGTTCGATTCCGATACTCCGCTTTCCCTTCGGGGATTTTATTCCTCTATAGCTCAATTGGCAGAGCACGGAGCTGTTAACTCTGGGGTTCCAAGTTCGAGTCTTGGTGGAGGAGTATGCCAACTTAGCTCAGCTGGATAGAGCAGGGTTTTTGTAAAGCTCAGGTCAACGGTTCAAGTCCGTTAGTTGGCTTAAAAAAGTTCATATATAAATGAAGAAAAGAAAATCTATTTGGAGGCTTTGGGCAAAGGCACTAGGAGAAAAAACTGGTAAAAACGATTACGAAGCTGATGTTGTTGCAATTGTCCGCACGATTATATTTGCTTCTTACTTAATCACAAATTGTTTTATTATTTCAGGAGTAGTCAGACACTGGAATGAAAAAGAAGACTCTCAAAAAATTAATACAGAAACCATTACGATTCCATCATCAAGATGTTCATGAGGAATTGGATGATATAAAAAGGAAGTTGGATTATGTTATCTGTCAGATGCAAAATTTGCAGCAAAGAATTGATATCGACAAGCAAGAGTCAGTGTTGCGGGTGCCCGAACATGATGACAGTCTTGGAGGACAAGGTTTCGGCCTTGGATCTAAGTGATGTTGTTTTATTAAACTCTAACAACAATCTAAAGAAGGGTGGCACACTCAGCAATCAGGACCTAGAATACCAAGAGAACAGGCGGAAACGCAAAGTTCGCAAACTCGATTTTGAAATCCGATGATCAACCTGGACCAACGCTATCACGACTATCTTCACACCAGCAAATGCTTTAATATCGATGGTCAATGTGAAAAAGTAAGGGGTTATGGATACACCTGTAATAGCTCTGCTATCACTGGTTATTATGTCACCACAGAAAACTTTAAACTTTATTATGACTTGAGGGAAAAGTTTGTAAAAATGGAAGAGGTTAAATAGCCTTATGAACATTTTTTACCTACTTGTTCTTACGTTGGTGGTCCTAGTTGCGATTGCTGGTACTGAGGAAACATCAAAACTTATCTTTTATCTAGATCTTCAATTGAGGTATCTAGTAATTAAAGTTAAGATGTGGTTTTTCAAAAAGAAATTAGAGAAGCAACTTAACCTTCCACCTCGTGACTGGGAAAACTAACTTCAAACGAAAATGGATAAAAAAGAAATGTCCGATCTGTCTATGAGCAGAGCGGAATGCCCTAAGTGTGGTGCTATTTGGATTAATGGCCAACACTACTGGTCTGGCACTGGTAAAAAGGGCAATGAGTTAGACCTTGCTGGTCTTGTGTGTAATAAACTGGGAAGTCACCAGTGCATCAATCCACGACGTGGTTCAGATGGTGGAGATACATGGGCCAAACGCCTTGAAGATCTGACCAGTGACTTTGAAAGTCTCCATAAAAAAATGACTGACGAGTACGAAAAGGATTGACAAACCCCCATTGAACCCCTTATAATGACTAGGTAATCAATCAGACACATGACACTGACTTCTAAGTTCAAGAAAGACATTCAAATTCTTCGTGGTGCTTCTAACGGTGATTTTCTCTTGGACGTAAAAAATCCAAAACTTTTCAAAAAAGTTCGTCGCTTCTATGAAAATGAAGGAATTGTTTTTTCTGGTGATCCACTTGATGATTATGAAATTCTGATGGAACAAATTTATGCTGATCTTGAATCTGTGGAGGTTGCATGAAGGTTCTTCTAGAACATTTTCCTTATCGTTATGTTGAATGTGGAACCCTAGAAAATGGGTTCCCTGACTACCGCATTCAAAAAGCAGATAGTTGGACTAAACGTTATAGTGATATGTATCTCTGTGATAATCAAATGCAACTCATGACTGCAATGGAAGATTTTGAATACACTAAATGGCTTGATCCAGAAGGTGTACCTTGTTATCAAAAAGACTCGGTATGTCGATAAACTAGCCCTGGTGGAGTCATTGACCCAATAATACAATTATGCATAAAAAATTTAACGCTCCTTTTATTTTTTGGACTGAGGTTCCAAACCACAAAGAAATTAAAGATTATCTTCTTCCGCAAATCAAAGATCTTTATAATGAAAATAAAGAAGACTACACAATACATTGGAAGAGTTATGTTTATACTTCCATTAAATATTCAAATGATTTTATAAGAGAAGATTGGATTCTAGATTCTATTGTATGGAAACCTTTGGATGAAATGTTTTCGGAGGTTGAATTAGCAATACCACCTTACGAAAGCCATCTTGAAGATATTTGGTGGAATTATTATCCAGAGGGTGGATATCAAGAAGCACATACTCATCAAAATACTTCTACAACATTTTCTGCCGCATATCTATTGGATATTAACGAAGTGAACAATACCATGTTTACTGACCTATCGCAAATGTTTTATTTGCACAAGGAAATTGATACCAAAGAAATGAAAGAGGGAACAGTAATAATTTTTCCAGCAAATCTACTTCACTATGTAATTCCTTCAAAGAAAGAAAGATGTACAATTTCTTTCAATATCTCTACACTGTTTAATTTCTGATCATGAAAACAATCTATTATTATCCAACAGAGTCTGGATTTGGTACAGATGATGAACTGCTTGAACCAGAAAAATCTGTTTTGGCTGATGATAGATTTTCTTTTCCTATTGAATCTGCAATTTTTAGTGCCGATAAAAGAGTATCCTATTACGAATGTCCCGCTTGGTCACACAAAGCAAAAAGAACTTTTATAGTTCGCAGTCCTATTGATATCAGATTTGATTTTGACTTTAGCAAATTTGAAGAAACTGGAGAAATCTTTGTCAATAGTCCTCACATAAGTGGAGATACTTATAATGTATTGACTGGACCAACGTTTGAAAGTCCTAAATGGTATCTAACAGATCCAGAAAAGTTAGTGATGCAATTGACAGCACCTCATTTTCTTTTTTGGACTAAAGAAAAAAACATTTGGATTGAACAAAGAGCATATCCAAATGCATCGGCAAAAAATAACATAACCATAGTTAATGGTTGGTTCAACCTTTCTTCTTGGCCAAGAACAATTTCATTTGCATATGATGTTTATGACACTAGCAAATCTGTAATCATCAAAAGAGGTGATCCAATATATGAAATTTGTTTTTACTCAAATAATATGGATGACAAGTTTCGATTGATAAAAAAAGAACCACCAAAAGATGTCAAATTAAAAATTCATAGAAATATTAACTTAAAGAGATTGAGTCCAATTATGTCTAAGGACTTTATGTTTGGCCAACAAGAAAAAGAATCTAAATGTCCTTTTAGTTTTCTTTGGAAAAACTGACCCCGTTGGTAAGGGTCATTAAATATGCCAACTGGCGAGCCTGAACCCAAAAAGACCCTTGACAACAAGGGTCTTTTTTAGTATTATACATAGGAAGGAATATAAAGAAAGAAATGTTTGAGAATACAAAAACTGCACTGGTTCTTGGTGCAGGTGGATTTATTGGTAGTCACATGGTCAAACGACTCAAGTCCGAAGGATATTGGGTTCGTGGTGTAGATCTTAAATATCCTGAGTTCTCTGATTCATCTGCTGATGAGTTTGTGCAGGGTGATCTTCGTGATGCAAATTTTGTGCGTCGTGTAATCCAGTTCAAAGGTGAGTTGGGGAATTTCTATAATTCAGTACCTTATCGTGCTATTCGTCCTTTTGATGAGATCTATCAGTTTGCTGCTGATATGGGCGGTGCAGGTTTTGTTTTCACTGGAGAGAACGATGCAGACATCATGCACAACTCATGTAGCATCAATTTGAATGTTCTTGAGGAAGTTCGTAAGCTCAATGAAACTTTCGATGGGGAACCTGCAAATCATGAGTGTGTTCGTCCTGCTCTAGATCAACCTACCAAGATCTTCTATTCTGGTTCTGCTTGCATGTATCCAGAACACAATCAACTAGACCCCGATAATCCCGATTGCCGTGAAGATTCAGCATATCCAGCAAACCCCGACTCTGAGTATGGATGGGAGAAACTTTTCAGTGAGCGTCTCTATCTTGCCTACAATCGCAACCACGGCATTCCTGTTCGGATTGCTCGCTATCACAATATCTTTGGCCCTGAAGGGACCTGGGACGGTGGAAGAGAGAAAGCGCCAGCTGCAATCAGCCGTAAGGTTGCTTACCTACCAGAGACAGGTGGAGCTATCGAAGTGTGGGGAGATGGTCTACAGACTCGTTCCTTCTTGTACATTGACGAATGCATTGAAGCAACTCGAAGATTGATGGACTCAGACTTTATGGGACCAGTGAACATTGGCTCAGAAGAAATGGTGACTATCAATCAACTGGTTGAGACTGCGGCCAAGGTTTCTGGTAAGGTCGTTCAGAAGATTTACAAACTCGATGCTCCTCAGGGTGTACGTGGTCGTAATTCCAATAACGATCTGATTCGTGAAAAACTTGATTGGGATTACTCTCAGACTCTAGAAGATGGCATCCGTAAGACATATGAGTGGATTGAGGAGCAAATTAATGCAGCGCGTAAAGTTTAATCTTGTAGGAGATACTTTTACCCATTTAACAAATGGTAATAAAGGATATTCCGTTCATGGTAAAGAATCGAAATATGTTGAATGGGTAAAGGATGGTGGAGAGGCTACATTTTATATTGATAGCACTCTCCCTTGGGCATGGATAGATCCAAAACCAGGACCAAAGTACGCTTGGCTCCTAGAGTCACGATATATTACACCACAAATTGTGGATGCAGTAAAGATCAATCCAAAACAATATCTGGATACATTTGATGCAATCTTTACTCACAATCAAGAGTTGCTTGCAATTGATCCAAAGTTCAAGTGGTGTCCCGCACAGGGTTTCTGGATTAAAGAACCCAAGATTTATGAGAAATCAAAAATGATTTCTATGATCGCATCTAATAAAAGAATGTGCAAAGGACATGCAACTCGTCTTGAATGGGTTGAAAGGCTAAAAGATCAGGTTGATCTTTATGGTCGGGGATTCAACGAAATCCTTCACAAAGAAGAAGGACTATGTGACTACATGTTCTCAGTTGCGATTGAGAATGGACAATATGAAACCTATTTCACTGAAAAACTTCTAGATTGTTTTGCCACAGGAACTATTCCAGTTTATCTTGGAGCTCCTGATATTGGAAAATATTTCAATAAAGATGGTATAATTGATCTTACTGATGAGTTCTATATTTCAGACGAACTCTATCACAGTAAAATGGAAGCAATCAAAGATAATCTAGAGATTGCTAAAAAAATGGAAGTCCTAGAAGACTTTATCTACCTTACTTATTTTTGCTAATCATGGGACAAATTAATCATCCAGTCAAACTAAAACAAATGCTTGAGGCATTTAATATCAAAAACTTTGTTGAGAGTGGAACTGGTGACGGTTCTAGTATGGATAAAATTCTACTCACCGAAATGGTAGATAATTCATATGGTGTAGAGCTAGATGATGAACTCTACGAGAATCTAGAAAAAAAATATGATGGACTCGATTACGTTCATCTGTATAAGGGATATACAGAGGATCGTTTTGCAGAGGTTCTGAGTGACCTGGATGATTCTCCCACCCTCTTTTGGTTAGATGCACATTTTCCTGGTGCTGATTATGGCCCTGCAGGATATGGTGAAGAACCAGACATTGATAAGCGTCTTCCTATGGAGAAAGAACTCCGTATCATGAAGGAAAACAGAGATCTATCTAAAGATGTGATCTTTATGGATGACCTAAGAATCTATGTTGATCGCGAATTCACAGCAGGTAACTGGGCCCAAAGGAAACTGTATGGTGCCGATGGGTATGATTTTGTAGAAGAGATTATTGGTGATACTCATGTTCTCATTGAACATCTTGCTGATCAAGGATATCTCCTAGCATTCCCAATTGGTACTACGGAAGAACAAATTGTAGAAATTGCTCAACTATGAAAGCAAATGTAATTGTTCTCCAGCAAGGTGGGCTGGGGGACATCTTTTTTATTCAGAAACTTTGTAAAGATCTTTCTAAAAGTTACAATGTATATCATCCAGTCACACATGAAATGTGGAATTCTGGAGTCAATCAATTAATCACCAATGAAGTTGTATGTGGGCCTAACATCGATCTTCCCACAGAAAATGTCATGTTATATGATTGTTCCAATCAACCAAAACCAAATGGTTCTGCTGACATCATGACATCAAAGTATGCTTCTTCTGGTGTTGGTTGGTATGATTGGAGAGATTATTTTACATATAAACGTGATCATGAAAGAGAGAATCAACTAAAAGAAAGGTTGGGTATCAAAGATGGTGAACCATTTATTTTTGCAAACAAGTGGTACAGTTTTCGTAAACCACATGAAGGTGTTGAGTTAAGTATTCCAGAAGATTATGATGGGAAAGTCATTTGGATGGATACAGATCTAACTCCAAGCGTATTTGATTGGTGTTGGATTCTTGAAAATGCAGAGCAAATTCACATTGTAGATACCTGCCTAAATTATATTGTAGACACTCTTAATATCAAAGCAGATACACTTATCTGTCACCCAAGACATTACAAAAATACAGAGGAATGTGTTGGAAAACTATTCAATGCACCTTGGCAATGGGTAGATTATGAGAGATGGTTGTGGCGTGAAAAAGTTCCTCAGGAGTTAGAATGAAAACAGGATTAATTTATCAACCATGTGGTCTTGGGGATATTCTTTTCCTACAAAAAGGGGCACATTATATTCAAAATGAACTTGGATATAAAGTATATTGGCCTGTCATTCATGAATTCAAATGGTTAAAGGATTATATTCCGCATTTTGAGTTTGTTTCCTGGGGTGATGATGAGAATCCAGTAAATGGAAGTACACAACCAATCCCAGAGTCCTGTCAGTTTCCATATAAGGAACGATATATTCATGGGGCACCAACCAAAATGGAGGACGATTTATTCTTCTTTCAAGGATTTGGTGATTATCACCCAATCATGAAAGGTAAGTATGATAATCTAGGCCTTGATTGGAAAGACTGGAGAGAGTATATTGATTTCAATAGAAATATTGAAAAAGAAAAAGAACTATACTATAATGTCCTTGGATTAAAGGATGATGATGAGTTTGTATACGTGAATCGTCTGTGGTGTACACGTCCAAAGTTAGAATTCTTTCCACATATTCCTGCAGACTCTCAGAGTTATGGTGGATATAAAGTGGTTGAGAATCAAATCATTCCTGGATATTCTCTCTTTGACTGGTGCATGGTTTTTGAAAGAGCATCAGCTGTATTCATGATTGAAACAGCAATCAATTATCTTCTTGAATCGCCTCAACTCTTTGATACTATGTCAAAGAAACCTTTGTTCCTCTGGCACAGATGGGGAGATTGGTCACAAGTTCGTTATCTATTTAATTTACCCTGGAGATATCAATGATCGAAACTATTGAATTTCAAAAAAAATGGTATCCTAAGTTTCAAACTGAAGGAAATGCATCTCAATTTGCTATTCCATTTGCACTACATGTTTGTAAAGGACTGGGATATGATATTGGTTGTATGAAAAAAGAATGGGCTTTCCCAAATGCCCAACCTATCGACATTGACTTTGATGATCCATGGGATGCTAATCATCTTCCTGAAGGTGTTCGTCCAGATTATATTTTTTCTAGCCATTGTTTGGAACATGTTCCCGATTGGGTTGCCACCATGGACTATTGGTATGAAAGACTAAAGACTGGTGGAACTCTGTTCTTATATCTTCCAGACTTCAGTCAAAGATATTGGAGACCTTGGAATAATTATAAGCATAAGCATGTATTCACTCCTGAAATTATTCAGGCTTATATGTTTGATCGTGGATATAAAAATATTTTCGTATCTGGTGTAGACTTGAACAATGCATTCATGGTAATGGCTGAGAAATGAAACTAAAACCAAAAGTTATCTTTGTGAATGGATGTTTTGATCTGCTTCATCCAGGACACATCAAAATGTTTCAAACTGCAAGAAGTCTTGGTGATAAGTTAATTGTTGCTATTGACTCTGACAGAAAAATCAAAGAAATGAAGGGTATTTCCAGACCAATAAACCCAGTCTTGAATCGTAAAATTATCCTCGAATCAATTCGATACATAGATGAAGTTATCGTTTTTGATAGCAAAGAAGAATTACAAGATATTGTAAAACGGATAAAACCTGATATAATGATGGTTGGATCTGATTGGAAAGGTAAGGAAGTAGTAGGTTCTGATTATGCAAAAGAAGTTAGATTCTTCGACCGAATTGGTGACTACTCTACAACCAAAATCGTTGAGAGTATTATTGATCGGTGAATCATGTCAAGATGAATATCACTATGGCGAGTGTCGCAGGCTGAGTCCTGAGGCACCCGTTCCTGTTTTTGACTGGAATTGTACCAAAGTGTTTCCTGGAATGGCAACAAATGTTAAAGCAAACATTGAAGCCTTTGGATGTAAAGTTGATTTCATTTCAAATAATCCAGAAGAGTTGCTTAAGAAAAGATATATTGATGATAGATCTGGACAACAACTCTTGAGAGTTGATTCTGGAAAATTAGTAAGTCAACCACTAACAGAGTCGGACTTCTACAAAAAGTGTGGAAGAATCCCAAATGGTTTGAATTATTATGATGCAATCATCTTTTCTGATTATGAAAAGGGATTAATTCCTTGGGATGTGGCAAATCTAATTTGCTCCAATTATACGGGAAAGATATTTGTTGATTCTAAAAAAAATGATCTTACTTGCTATGAAAATGCATTTCTAAAGATCAATGAATTTGAAGAAGAGGGAGCATTAGCCTGGTCAGAAAATTCTGAGGTTATTGTGACTCTAGGGAAAGCAGGTGCAAAGTGGGGAAACTCATATTTTCCTGCACCTAAAGTTGATGTCTATGATGTTACTGGTGCTGGAGATGTTTTTCTTGCAACTTTTGCAGTCCTTCATACATCTGGTGAAACTGTTCAAGCATCAATCAAAAAGGCAATTTTGATGGCATCCAAATCTGTACAACACTCTGGTACATATCAGTTAAATAAAAATGATATTGGTGAAATACTATGAAAGTATTAAATTTTTTAAGACCTGAAAATGGACTCACAGAAGATCCTCTTTATTATCTGAACTTTGAAAAGTATGAAGGTGTGGCAAGAGATTGTTATCTCTTCATGGCCGACTTTTATAAAGATCTTTATTCGGGTCGCTATGATGATAAGGAGAAAGTGGTTCTCACTCTAGAAGAACCAAATTTTTGTGTTGCACCAGGAGATAAAGTAAAACTCCATGAAGTGGCAGATAAGATTCTTACAATCTGTCCATATACTGCAGAACTTTTTGATAATAGAGAGTTTGTATTCTTCCCATTCAGTGAAGATTGGATTCCTCCAGCATCAGAAAAGATAATTGATGTTTCTTACTTTGGTAGTATGCCTAAGGCTGTTCCTTGGGAAAGTTATATCAAGAATGTATTCACAAGATATAATTTTAGGTTTGGACATTACAGCATGGGAAATGTTCCCAGATGTTCTTATGCTGATAAGATGATGATGTATGCGGCAACCAAAGTCGCTGTTGTTCATGGTCTGTGTAATATTAATCCACAAACTGCAGAACGATATTATAATTTTCCCTATGGTGATCTGAACGCAGCATTTAGTCAACTGGATAAAGGATGGGCCCCTCAGATTAAATCAAGAATGTTTGAAGCAGCATTCGCACGTTGTGTGATTCTATGTCAGAAGGATCCTTGGAATCCGATTGAAAAATTCTTTGAACCAGAAAAAGATTTTCTGTATTTTGAGGACGAAGAAGATCTTAAGAAAATATTAAATCATGTGGTCAATAACTATGATGAATTTGACCAGATGAGAGAAAACGCTTATAATAAGGCGGTGAATAATTACACAACTAAGCATTTTGTTGAGAAGTTTCTGAAATGAAAAAGTTTATCGTAACAACCACAATCAATAAGCCCACACGGGCAACCATGAACTTCTCTGCGATGCCTGGGTGGACCCTGGTGGTCGTTGGAGATAAAAAGACCCCACATCACCTATACAAAGAATTAAACTGTGTGTACCTGTCTCCAGACATGCAGGAGCACGGTTGGAAAGAGCTATCGGACACTATTGGTTGGAATAGCATTCAACGTAGGAATATTGGTTTTGTTTATGCATATGAACAGGGTGCCGATGTTATTGCAACCGTAGATGATGATAATATCCCCTGTGAAGATTGGGGAAAGGATCTTCTAGTTGGTAAGACCATTGAGATGGATCTATATGAATCTCCAACCGAAGTATTCGATCCACTATCTGTTACAAACTATCCAGAACTATGGCACCGTGGATTTCCAATTCAACAGGTTCCACATCGTCGCGATACAAGATATGTTGGAAAAGATGAACGCAAGGTTCTAATTCAGGCTGATCTATGGGATGGTGATCCTGACATTGATGCAATGGCACGTCTGTCAATGAAACCATGTGTCAAGTTCAATGTTGAGAAACCATATGGTTCTAACTGTATCTCACCATTTAACAGTCAGAATACTTTCTTGGCCCGTGAAGTGATTCCATACTATACTGTTCTTCCTCATGTTGGTCGTATGGATGATATTTGGGGTGGTTATATCGCACAACTTAAGTTCCCTCAGAGTGTTGTATATAACAAAGCATCTGTCTATCAAGATCGTAATGTACAGGATCTTGTGACTAACTTAGAGAAAGAGATTATCGGTTATCGTTATACTCAAGATCTTTTATACAATCTGAATCTATGGAAGCAGTATGTTCCTCAGGAAACTGTTGACTTCTATGAGGCATATCGGAGGTGTTTCAAGTGATGCGTTATGTCATTGACATTGATGGTACAATCTGTTTTCCTGGTGCTGGTGAAGGCCGATATAGTCATGCTATTCCTAGATTCGATAGAATCAAGGTAATAAATAAACTATATGATGAAGGGCATTATATTGTCTATTTGACTGCTAGAGGTATGGGTAGATTTGACAACTCTCGCGAATTGGCAGAGAAAGAATTCTACAACTTTACGGACTCCCAATTAAAATCTTGGGGGTGCAAGTATCATGAACTTCATCTAGGTAAGCCATCTGGCGATCATTACATTGACGATAAAGGAATGAATGCAAATGACTTCTTCTCCTGAAGACCCCATTAAATTTGTATCAAAGGGATGGGGCTATGAAAAATGGTTGGCAAATAGTTCTTTATATTGTGGAAAAATCCTTTGGTTTGCCAGAGGAAAACAGTGCTCCTGGCACTATCACAATGTAAAGGACGAAGTTTTTTATGTACATAGTGGAAAACTTATGGTATACTATGGTTGGAAAGATAGTATTGATCTAGCCAATGTCACCATCCTACAAAAAGGTGATAAGTTTCATGTTCCAACTGGAATGAGGCATAGAATGTATGCCATGGAAGATACTGAAATGTTTGAGTTTTCTACCGAGCATTTTGATGAAGATAGTATTCGTATTGAACCAGGAGACTGATGACAATTAGTTATAATAGATTGGGATCTAATGGTCGTTTAGGCAACCAGATGTTCCAATATGCAGGCCTTCGTGGTATTGCAAAACAGAATGGATATTCTTGGGTAATTCCACCACCCGATAGTTATGGTGACTCAAATTATGGTCTTTTTGACTGTTTTGAAATGAGCACCGTCACCAAACAAAACCTTGGATATAAACAAGGTGTGCAAAATGTAGCCACTGGGTGTTTTCATTTCAATGAAAACTTTTTTAATGGTTGCCCAGATAATGTAAATCTACATGATTACTTCCAGACGGAAAAGTATTTTAAAAATGCTGAAGAAATTATCCGTAAAGATTTTACATTCAAAGAAGATATTCTAAAACCATGTGAAGAAATTATTTCTCAGTATGAGAATCCTATTTTTCTTCATGTTCGTCGTGGTGATTATGTCAGACAACCAGAAAACCATCCTGTCTGTCCTATCTCATATTATGAGAAGGCCCTAAAAGAATTTCCAGATGATGTTTCTGTTTTTGTATTCTCTGATGATCTTGAATGGTGTAGATCAAACTTTACCGATGATCGATTTTTGATGTCTGAAGGTAATATGTTGTATGAACATACATCAGATACTAACGATGGTAGAGTTCAATCATGGGTTCCTTATTATGATCTTTGTATGATGAGTCTTTGCTCTGGTGCTATCATTGCAAATAGTTCCATGAGTTGGTGGGGTGCATGGTTGCAAAATGGTAGAGGTAAAGTCATTGCTCCCAAGCCTTGGTTTGGACCTAGATACAATGATTACGATATGAGTGATCTTCTTCCCGAATCGTGGATTGAAATGGAGGTTTAATGGACTTAACATATATCATGCCCTGTCGAATTGAATCGGAGGACAGGCTAAAAAATATTATTACTTCTGTAAGTTATCTTCTTAGAACTTTTCCAAAAGCAAAAGTAATTGTAAAGGAAGTTGATACTCGTTCAACCTTTAAGTTTAGAGCACTTCCTGAAATTAAAAAGATTGTTCCAACTGACAATCTGACTCATGTCTTTGAGGAGAGTTCTGATAATCTATTTCATAAGACTAGAATCTTAAATGATCTCATTCTTATGACGGATACTAAAGTTGTCTGTAGTCATGATGTTGATGTTGTATATCCAATTTCATCACATTTATCTGCATATGAAGCGATAGTAAATGATCAGATTGATGTTGTGTATCCTTATGGATGTGGGGTATGGCAATATCAAGTCAACTATCCCATGGAAGTGTTTGAGAAATTTATTAACTCTGGCCACAATTTAGATGTCATTTCAGATCAGTGTAGGACAGAATCTTCGACGATTGGATGGACTCAATTTTATAATAGAGAATCTGTCATCAAAGGTGGTCTATGGAATGAAGAATTTATTTCCTGGGGTGCTGAGGACTGTGAATTCTATTATAGATTCAATGCTTTAGGATATAGAGTTGGTAGAATTGATGGCCCTATCTGGCATTTTGAACATGGCAGAACTCATAATTCTCATTATAATAATCCAAAGTTTATGGAGAATCACCAACTCTGGCAGAGACTTAGAAATACTCCAAAGGAACAACTAGTTTCATATTATCAAAATGTACCATACCTGAAGAATCGAAATGCTAGCGTTTAATCATCTAGGACAACTCGGTAGACTTGGAAATCAGATGTTCCAATATGCCTCATTGAGAGGCATTGCTGCTAGAAGAGGATATGATTTTGGTATTCCAAAATCTAATTTTGAAAATGAGTGGTATGAACATCAACTCTTTGAAGTCTTTGAACTACCACACCTACCAAAGTCCAATATTGGAATGTTGGATATGGGCCATGCTCCCTTTGCAAAAGAAAGGGGATTTGAATTTGATGAACTTCTTTTCAATCAATGTCCCAATGATGTTTCTTTATGGGGATTCTATCAGTCCGAAAAATATTTCAAACATATTGAAGCAAGTATTAGAGAAGACTTTACTTTCCGAGAAGAGATTCGTACTCCCTGCCAAGAAATCTTTCAATGGGATAATCCAATCTCACTTCATGTAAGAAGAACCGATTATCTTCAGAACAGTGGCAATCATTATAATTTGGGTATGGATTATTACGAAAAGGCCCTGAATGAATTTGAACCAGATCGTCAGGTTCTTGTCTTCTCTGATGATCCACAATGGTGTGTAGAACAAAAATTGTTTGAGGATGATAGGTTCTGTATCTCTGAAACCAATGACAATCGTCTTGATCTTTGCCTAATGTCAATGTGTAAGACACATATCATTGCCAACTCATCATTCTCATGGTGGGGTGCATGGCTATCTGGATCCGATGATGTTATTGCACCAATGAAATGGTTTGGTCCAAACAATAAAGATAAATCTCTAACAGATTTGATCCCTCAAAACTGGAAGCAATTGGATTCTAATTGATATGGATAAGAATAAATCAACTTTTAAACTGAAGGGAATTCCTCAGATTTATTATATCAACCTTGATGATAAGGAAGATCGTCGTAGGTATATGGAGGGTCAGTTTGAATATTGGGGTATTGAAAACTATACCAGAATTTCAGCTTGCGATGGTCGTGATGATGATCTAAGTAGCATTCTCACAGGTCGTTACCCAGAGAATATGAGTTCTGGTGAAATTGGATGCACAACTTCCCATCTTAAGGCCTTAAAGCAATGGCTTGAGACCAGTGATGATGATTATCTAATCATGATGGAAGATGATTGTGATCTTGAGTGTGTTAGACATTGGGGATTCACATGGAAACAATTTGAATCAAAACTCCCATATGACTTTGATGTTATTCAATTAGCAATCATCAATCCACAGCAAGTCACTGTGCGACTCCATAAGAGGTTTGTAAATGATTTTTCGACTGCCTGCTATTTAATTACCAGACACCATGCTCAGAAACTCGTAAAACTTCATTGTAGAGATGACAAGTTTAAATTGGATCAAGGTGTTAAACCAAGAGCAGTAGCTGATGATTTGATTTATAACTCTGGAAATACATTTGCTATTCCTTTGTTTCTATACAAGATTGATCTTGGGTCAGATATCCATGACATTCATATTGATGTATTCCATAAAGGGAGTTATAATGGACTCTGGGATTTTTGGAAAACTTCATCGTCCCAAATAGAAGACTGGAACCCATTCTTTGAATATGATCCGTTCTATGGCACACTTCCACCAGAACAAAATTCTTGACAAAACTTTAGATTTGCTATATACTCTTTGTAACAGTTCTTTACAAATCATTATGACTGTAACAAAAAACGAGTTCGGGCAAATCAATATGTTTGCCAAAGAACCTTCCATGTATATGACTAAAGAAGATCTTGATCGCTATGGTATTGAACCATATGCCGAGAAAGCAGAGAAGGCAAATGGTCGCTGGGCTATGCTTGGGATTATTGCTGGTTCTATTTCTTATGCTCTGACTGGAAATTTGTTCTTTGGTATTGTATAATGGCCGAGTCCATCTTCACCATTACCAGTATTTCATTCTTTGTTCTACTGGCAATTTCTGTTGAAAAACTTTGCGAAACTTACTGATGACTATCTACAGTATTACTCTCCAATCTCCCGATGGCACCGAAACTAAAATCGAGTGTCCTGATGATCAGTACATTCTTGAGGCAGCTGAGGAGGCTGGTGTTGATCTTCCTTCTTCATGCAAAGCAGGCGCTTGTAGTGCTTGTGCAGGGAAACTTATCTCTGGCACCGTAGACAATGAGGAGCAATCTTTCCTTGATGATGATCAAGTTGAAGAGGGTTGGGTCCTGACCTGTGTGGCATATCCCACCAGCGACTGTGTGATTCTCACTGAGCAAGAAGAAAACTTATGATTAATGATATTCCTAAAAGTGATTGGACAAAAAACAAAGATGAGTTTTTTGCCTGGGAAGATAATGGAATCATGGATCGTATCCAAGATTTAATTGAAGCTTTAAACTGGAATAGTGATGATGAAATTGTTGTAGAGATTGGAGGAACTTCGATCTCTGGTATTGATGTTGGTGAAGAGTATAATAAGAAGTGGCAATCACCAATTGGTACTCGTAAAATTAACAAAGATGCATTCATTATCATCAAAAACCAATCTCGCCGCGATTTAACTAAGTCGCAACCAAATCCCGAACTCAAAGGCCATCATGTCAAATAAGTTTTATCTTTTTTCTAAAAAATCCTGTGGTCCATGTGCCTTAGTGGACAAATACTTCAGTTCCATTAAGGTTGATACAAGTATGATCGAAAAGATTGACTTAGAAGACTTTAGTGATGTTCCTATTCCACAGGAAAATCTTGATCTGGCAAAAAAATATGGAGTGACAGCCACTCCTGTTCTTATCGTCACCGATGCTGATGGTATCAAACTAGAAGAAAAAGTTGGTGGTATGGGAATTACTCAGAACATTAAAAGTTTAGTCGAAAAGTATGCCTAATCCAAACCAACTTTATGAAGACATGGAAAAATTAAATGCTCTCTACGAAGAACTTTGTTGGGGGCATGATGATGAATTAGTCTTCACTCACGAAAATGGTAAAGTAGTAATTTACAACAAAACACTGGAGGAAAAACAATGAAATTCGGATGGACCCCTGAGGCTGAGATTCTAAATTCTCGTCTCGCCATGCTTGGTTTCGTCATCGCTGTCGGAACCTATGCCACCACTGGCCAAATTATTCCTGGAGTGTGGTGAACTTGACAAAATGTTCAAGTTAAACTATACTAAATAATGAGTCGTAACCCAATGTTACGAATTACAACAGATGGGAGATCCCTCAACTACTCGGATCAAATCTGTTGACATCACCCCCGAGGGGTGTTATAATTCACAAAGCGATCGGGAGTCGAACCGATCCATCATCTGCGGGTAATCATTCCGCAAGCAAAAAACGAGGTATTTCAAATGATCAAATCTGTATTCGCAGCAACTGCTGCTCTCTCCATGTCCGCTGGTGCTGCTTTTGCAGGTCCCTATGTCAACGTTGAGACCAACGCTGGTTGGGTTGGCGAAGACTACACTGGCGCTGCAACTGATCTGCACGTAGGTTACGAAGGTCCCGTAGGCGAGTCTGCTGCCTGGTATATTCAGGGTGGCCCAACCATCGTTTCTCCTGATGGTGCTGAGTCTGAGACCGAGTTCTCTGGTAAGGTTGGTGCTAGTGTTGCCGTAACTGAGCAACTTGGTATCTATGGTGAACTCTCTGCTATCACCACTCAGCAAGAGTTCGATGATCTAAACGTCGGCGGTAAGCTTGGCGTCAAGTACAGCTTCTGATTCACTGAATCTGTGCTATAATGAGGGGGACTTCGGTCCCCCTTTTTAATGCTTAAAATTATTTTTCATCCAGTCACTCAATTTAATCTTTTGATTGTAGGAATCTTCATTTTAATAGGAGCAGTGCATAATCATGCACATCAAAGGATGGAAATTGATGTTCATGGATATGTTCGACAATATTGTAGAAACAATCTAAAAGTATGTAAATCATATGTTGACAATAACTACTGATTTAGTATCATACATAGTATAGTCCTTTTTTATTATTTCCATGTCTGAATTTCCAAAGGATTGGCGATATGCTCCAGAAAGAATGCAACTTAGGGCTGCAGTATTTCGTGCCTTAAGTCATCATTTAAATGATCACTGTCGAGCAGTTTACGAGTTCTGTCATGACTGGGTAAGTCAAGGCAACACCAACGTAGACAATATCGAATCACACTTCGAAAAATATTTAAGAGAAGTTCATGAAGAATCTGTTTACAAATTGGAAAAATGCCTTGAGCTCAACCCTAATTGGTACTTGCCTATTAGGGATTAATCCAGTACTAGCTGAACCAACCAGGGGTTATTACACCATGGATGCCATGGGTTGTATGATTCTCCAGGAATGTACTGATGGTGTAAAAGAAGTATTTTCTTTATTGGATATTTCTTCTGAATATGAAGATCCAGAAAAGTTTACTACTATTGCTGAAGAATTCAACTACATGTTGATTCTATCCAATCAAGTTGGTATTAAAGTATATCTTGCGGATTCTAAATATTTTCCACCAGGCCACCGTGGTGTTTACCATACGGTTTCTAATAACTTCTATCTGAATAAAGCATTCATGCACAGACCATCTACACTGATGGCCGTTATGAGACATGAAGGATGGCACGCTGCTCAAGATTGTATGGCAGGCAGCATTAATAATAGTTTGATTGCTATTATTATGCCCGAAGAAGATGTTCCTTCATACTGGGCTGAAATTGCAAAAGACACGTATCCAACATCATCACTTCCATGGGAACGTGAAGCGATGTGGGCAGGGCACACAGAGGGCATGACAGCACATGCATTAGAAGCTTGTGCCACAGGTAGGATGTGGGATTTCTATGAACCAACACCGATGACTAGAGAATGGCTTGAGGAGAATGGTTATATTAAATAAATATCATGGCCTCACCTCTTTTTAAATGACAGAATCAAATCTGAAGAAAAAAGAGGATACCAAAAAGGATAACAAGTTTGATTGGGCGGATGAAGGTGTTTCTACCTTTGTCCGCGTTCTTATTTTGGGCTGGTCTGCAGCAATTTTGACTTTAAATTATGTCACTATTCCTGGTGTCCCTCAAAAGAATATCGATCCAACTTTTATTGCCAGCGTTTTTACTGGGACTCTAGCCACATTTGGGGTTGTTCCTGCTAAAAAGAAAGAAGAACCTACTGTAAAAGAGGAGAAGAAAGATGCAAAAGTTGATTAATACTATTGCTCTACTATCTGGTCTTGTATCACTTGGAGTTATTGGTGGTGGAACTTATCTTTACATGAACAAAGATGTAATGATTGAGAATGCTCGCACCAAAGTTACCGAGGAAATTACCAAGACAATTACAGAAGCACTTCCTGGTATGGTGAATTCAGCCATCCCCGAGATGCCATCAATGACTGGTGGTGTTGTTTCAGAATCAACACAATCACCTTTGCCAAATGTAACTGGCGGTGCGATTCCTTTCTGAAAATTACATGAGAAGTGTTAAATAATGAAAATATTAATTGATAGTCATGACTCGGACTGCATACACTTCTCGCACATATAAAAAACAAATCAGAAAAGAAGCAACGGAGCAATTTTTTCTCTTCGTTGCTTTTCATTCTGCTTGGACGGCTATTCTAAACTTTTTTCATGATTAATGGAAATACCAGAGATTAAAATTAGGGAACTGGATATTCCTCAGTGGTCTTTTAATGATCCTTCATACTCATTACCATATGCACCACCAGTTACGGTAAATATAGGTGTACCTATCGTGGACATCCCTGGGTGTGTTGAGGCTCATGAAGCAAACAACAAATCCAAAACTCTTGGAAGTGATGACGAGAGAGGTTTGGTTACGTATTGTGACTCTGGCATTCCCAGTTATAATCCTATTAATTTTGAACCTGAACAGATAGTTCCTACAAGACCTTCTGGGGTAGATACGAGACGAAAAGAAAAACCAGAACCACCAGGACAAGTAGAACTACCTCAGGCAGCACCACCTGCTACTGCTAAGGTGGACTGCCCCACACCAGCACAGCAGGCCAAGGAACCTGTAGGAACATACATTGAGGGGTTCAGAAAGAAGGTAACTGACTACCAGTTAGTTGGCAATCAGTGTATTCAGATTACAGAACCAGTGCCTCTACCAGAGCAGATTGTTGCTGGTCTTCCTAGTCCTGGTGCTGTCATGACCACTGGTGGTATTGCTGTAGTGGCAACAGCATCAGCACTTATGGCAAAACCGCTGGCAGACATCCTACTCAAGGTTGTCAAACCAACGGTCAAGAAAGTTATGAAAAAGATTGCTGCTATCAGGGGGAAGACACCTGAGGTCCTGTCCGTAAGGGACCGCCGAGATCTTCAGCGCGAACGCTCACACGCGATTCGGGTGTTGCGGCAGACTTTGAAACCGAAGGGATAGTATGTCTGTGTGGAGGAATAACACCACCAGGATTTGTTACAACCACATCCGCACACACTTTATAATACGGTGACTTGGGGTGGAAGTAGATACCTTGCTTCATAAGCTCACCACAATTCTTTAGTCTAGCAATTTCAAAATCTAATCTCTTATTAGCAGTTGTTTGTTTCATCAGATCGATGTTAGCAGCAGCTGCTTCTTTACATTGGTCTTGTAGTTTTTTATCTTGTGGTATTGACCAAGTAGCAGAAACTCCAAGAGAAAGATTATAATTATCCTTTTGGCCAGTTCTTACTGGAATACGATAAAGAATATCTCCAGGATTGTCTGGAGCACCATCTTCATCCATATCTCTCATATCATAAACAGGATCCATATAGTATGGATCGTATGGTTTTTGAGCAGATGCAGATCCAGTTATGAATGGGGTAATGTTAAGAGTGGGCCCTTGGCATTGAATACCACCACCATAGGTGTTTGTAATGTATGGTCCCTGAAGAACTTGTATAGCCTGGTTTGTAACACTGCCTGAGGAATTAGCAACAGGAGCAGCAGTAGCAGAGACACCACCAACGGTTTCAGCATGGGAAGGTGTTGCAAAGAACAGTGTAATTATTGCGAGAATATACTTGTTGTGTCTGTTACGCTTTTTATTTCCGTCGTTCTTTGAATTATTGTTTGATTGCTTAAACCAGGACCCATATAAGTTTCTGTATACTGAAATGCAGCCCCTGGTGTCGTCTGAACAAAGTTTGGTCGTGTGTTTAATCCAGTCCATGTTGAAGTCACCCCATTGATATTTGATGAAGAAGATGATGTTGAAGGAGATAATGATCCAGATGCAGAGATACCACTACCAGTTATAGAGTATTGATACCCTGTGTTATAGTCCATCGAGTTGATTGTCTCTGTTATCTTCTGCGTCGTCTCTGTGTGGCTCGTCATTGAACCCTGAGTGAAATTTGGTACAACGGGAACAGCAGTCGCAGAAAGGGGTGCCGATACAATTAGAGCAACGGCACCCACAACTGTAATTTGTTTCATTACCATTTACCATACGTTATTTAACAGTAATTTCAGATACAAATTGGCCAGTAGCAGAAGTACCAGAGCCACCAGCAGTTAGTCCAATAGTGTGAGTACTATCGATAGTACCAGCGAGAGCACCAGCCACGCCACCAGCAGTTGTGGTGACGCTTCCAAATGCGGGTAAGGTTCCAACCACACCGCTAGAAACGGTCGTTCCTGTTGGGATTGCATCTCCTTCAATGAATGATTCGCTAAAAGAGTATGTCCCTGTGCTGGGTGCTGTATAAGATGTTGCTGTATAGTCAACGGCACTTCCTGAACTAAGTGTTCCAAGTCCACCTGGTGTTGTGACAGTAAGATTGCTACCACTTACCGAATAAGTAGAACCAAGACGAGTTGCCTGTGAGGCAGATGCATCAACTGTTAGTTGAACTGAGGAAGAAATTTTATGAGTAATATCGGCATGTGCAGGAGCCGCCATCGCTAACATACTAAGAAGCACAAGTGCTTTTTTCATTCGCTCGTTTTGAGACGCTGGGCTATTTATCCCCATTAGACCCCTTGACAGGTCCTCTGGATTCTGTTATACTAAATAAGTCAATGGGTTAAGAAACGTAACGTTTTTTAATCTATTGTAAACTCTCCGTAAACCGAGACCTCTAGGGAGTCTAAATCACGTCTCTAATATCCGAGCCGGAGGGTGGCACGGAAATACTAATAACTGGTTCGTTCCCCCGAACTTTTACTTAACCCTTTTTCAAATGTCCGCTTCAACTCTTTCACAAAAACAATCGAATACTTGGGAACAGTTCACTGACTGGGTAACTTCCACCAACAATCGTCTTTATGTTGGCTGGTTCGGAACTCTTATGATTCCAACCCTACTAGCTGCTACACTTTGTTTCATTATCGCATTCATCGCTGCCCCACCAGTTGACATCGATGGAATTCGCGAACCCGTTGCAGGTTCCCTTCTCTATGGCAACAACATCATCTCTGGTGCTGTTGTTCCTTCCTCTAATGCAATTGGCCTGCACTTCTATCCCATCTGGGAAGCTGCTTCTCTCGATGAGTGGCTGTACAACGGCGGTCCTTACCAGCTGGTTGTCTTCCACTTCCTGATCGGCATCTTCTGCTACATGGGTCGTGAATGGGAACTTTCCTACCGCCTGGGCATGAGACCTTGGATCTGTGTTGCATATTCTGCACCTGTTGCAGCTGCATCTGCAGTCTTCCTCGTCTACCCCTTTGGTCAGGGATCTTTCTCTGACGGTATGCCTCTCGGCATTAGTGGTACTTTTAACTTCATGCTTGTTTTCCAGGCAGAACATAACATCCTGATGCACCCCTTCCATATGCTTGGTGTGGCTGGTGTCTTCGGTGGTTCACTATTCAGTGCAATGCACGGTTCACTAGTTACATCTTCACTAGTTCGTGAAACCACTGAGAACGAGTCCCAGAACTATGGTTACAAGTTCGGTCAAGAAGAAGAGACTTACAACATTGTTGCTGCTCATGGATACTTTGGTCGTCTAATCTTCCAATATGCATCCTTCAACAACTCCCGTTCACTTCACTTCTTCCTCGCTGCTTGGCCTGTTGTAGGAATCTGGTTCACTGCTCTTGGTGTTAGCACCATGGCATTCAACCTCAACGGTTTCAACTTCAACCAGTCCATCATGGATAGTCAGGGCAAAGTCCTGAACACCTGGGCTGATGTCCTCAACCGTGCCAACCTCGGCATGGAGGTAATGCATGAGCGTAATGCTCACAACTTCCCTCTTGACCTCGCTGCTGCTGAGTCAACTCCTGTTGCACTCACCGCACCTGCTGTTGGTTGATACTCGTAATCTTAATAAGAGTCATTTATTAGGAAAACAACTAAGGGACCTTCGGGTCCCTTTTTCATCTACTATGATAGACGACAATACACCTTACAAACTGAGGGAGATTATCATGGATACTTACCCTCAACTATTCTGGTTAAAAAAAGAAAAGGAAAAAACTAATGGTCGCAAGCACACTAACACAACAACAAACAAGGGGGTGGTTTGATGTACTCGATGACTGGCTTAAGCGTGATAGGTTCGTTTTTGTTGGTTGGTCAGGTCTTCTTCTGTTCCCTACTGCTTACCTGGCACTGGGCGGTTGGCTCACTGGCACAACGTTCGTCACAAGCTGGTACACTCACGGGATTGCTTCTTCGTATCTTGAGGGATGTAATTTCCTTACTGCTGCTGTATCAACTCCTGCTGACGCTCTCGGACATTCCCTACTTCTTCTATGGGGTCCAGAAGCTCAGGGAGATCTCGTCCGCTGGTTCCAACTTGGGGGACTCTGGGCTTTTGTGGCGCTCCACGGTGCCTTCGCTCTCATAGGTTTTATGCTCAGGCAATTTGAGATTGCCAGACTCGTAGGGATTAGACCATACAATGCGATTGCTTTCTCTGGCCCGATTGCTGTCTTTGTCAGCGTTTTCCTTATGTACCCTCTCGGGCAATCTAGTTGGTTCTTTGCCCCCTCGTTCGGGGTTGCGGCCATCTTCAGGTTCCTCTTGTTCCTCCAAGGTTTCCACAACTGGACGCTCAATCCCTTCCATATGATGGGTGTTGCTGGTATATTGGGAGGAGCACTGCTCTGTGCTATTCATGGTGCTACTGTAGAAAACACTCTATTTGAAGATGGTGAACAAGCAAACACTTTCAAAGCATTTGAACCGACTCAGGAAGAAGAAACTTATTCCATGGTTACGGCTAATCGTTTTTGGTCACAAATTTTCGGTATTGCGTTTAGCAATAAGCGTTGGTTGCATTTTTTCATGCTGTTTGTTCCTGTTATGGGTCTCTGGACATCTTCAATCGGGATCATCGGT